GAAGAAAATGAAGTCTCGTATTTTTGCCTTAGTACATGACTCAATTCTTGCAGAAGTACCAGAGGAAGAAATAGAAGAGTATAGTGAAAGGTTACAGCACTTCATTCAGTTAGACCGTGGCTTGAATATTTCAGGCGCACCTGTTGGGTGTGACTTTGATATAGGAGAGGATTACTCAATGGGCAAGTTTGAGAAAATGTATGGTAGTCACTTATCGTAAAATTTCTAAAGTTAAGTTTCCAGTGTATATACTGGACTCTTCAAACTGGCACGAAGAGGATGGTCTACTCTTTCTGGACAATAGACTAGTAGATGATAAAAATATGCCAGGAGAGACTCTTGGCCTAAGAAGACTGCAAACGCCTTTTAAGGACTTATATCCTTTGAGAGCCTCTTTAGGCAGTCTGCTAGGAATCATCAAACAGAACAGTGGGAAAGCTTTTATAGATAATAGTGGCATGCCCTTTATTTATGAAAAGACCGAAAACTGTTCTTTAAAATACTATAGAGTTCGGAAGATAGAGAGAAAAGAAAAAGCTGCTGTATTATGGGTAAAGGATATTACTTTCCCCTTTAAGATCCCCCGCCCTCCTAGGAATAATCTTCCTTGGGCGGGGATTTTACATCGCAAGGGCATACCTTGGATGTTATATGAGTATTCTGCAGAAAAGCGAGCAGACACTCGAAGAAAAGTGTGAATATTTTATGGCAAAAAGAAACAGAACGCTCGCTGGTGCGGGCCTGACACTGTCAGAGATAGAACCCCTAACACATAACCAAGTAGCCGCTTTCGAAAGTGAAAAACATTTAGTTTTACATGGAGTTGCCGGCACAGGAAAAACCTTTATCTCCTGTTATCTTGCATTTGACGATATGTTAAAATCAGTATATAATAAACTGATTATCATACGTAGTGCAGTACCTACACGGGATATTGGGTTTCTACCAGGTAACGAGAAAGAGAAAAGCGCTATCTACGAGGAACCTTACAAAGATATTTGTATTGAGCTATTTCAACGAGGCGACTCGTATGAGATACTAAAAACTAAAGGTTTAGTTAATTTTATGACAACTTCGTTTATACGAGGAGTCACGCTAAGAGACGCAGTAATTATAGTAGATGAGTGCCAAAACATGAGTTTTCATGAACTTGACTCTATAATTACACGAGTAGGAGAAAACTGTAGAATTATTTTTTGCGGGGACTTCCGACAATCTGACCTTAGTAAAAATGGACTAAAAGACTTTATTCGCATCATCAAAGCAATGGATCAATTTGATCTAGTAGACTTTGAGATTAAAGACATTGTTCGTAGTGGGTTTGTAAAAGACTACATTACAGCTAAAACAGATTTGGGCTTATGATACGTGAAAATATAGCTTTTCCCCAACAATATTTGGGGGAAGAAGACTTGCCAGGAGAAGAGTGGCTTCCTGTAGTTTATCAAGACGAAGTGTCCGACAAGTACTTTGTCTCAAACTATGGAGGGGTGAAAGGTCCTAGAGGTATGAGGTTAAAGTGGGTAATTAGAAGCAAGAGAAGTAGTATACACTACCCTTCGGTAACGATACTACAGCCAGGAAGAGATGTGCGTCAAAAAGCAGATGTTCATGTCTTAGTGGCCAATACATTTCTTACTCTAACAGAAGACAGTTTACCAGAGCCTTTAAGGGGGTTTAACCTAAGTGAAGAAGCTATACGATTTGTCAGGTCTTTGTTGTCTGTAGATCACATTGATGATAATCCACGAAACCCGAATGTGGATAATTTAAGATATACATCTGCGCGACAAAACAACTATATGAATAAACTACAAGAATTTAGTGATAAATGAAAGCAGTAATCAGCAACAGGATATATCTTGAGGTAACGCAAGAGTACAAGGACTTTCTCAGTAAAGAACTAACTTATACGATACCTACATATAATCCAAACGACCCACCTCAGGTTATAAAAACTATGGTTCGTATTCGTGCGGATCTGGTAAGTATACCTGTCGGGCGCGTGGATTTAATCCCAGAAGATTACGAAATAGTTGATAAACGTTTATTAAAGCCCGTAGATTTTCCTGATTTTAAGTTCCCTTTACGGGAAAGCCAGCAGGCCGTTTTTGATGAACTCGAAGACAATGCTATAATTAACGCATGGGTCAGTTGGGGAAAGACTTTTACAGGATTAGCAATAGCAGGGAAGCTTGGACAAAAAACACTCATAGTTACTCATACTGTACCTCTGAGAAATCAGTGGGCAAAAGAAGTAGAAAAAGTCTATGGGTTTAAGCCAAGTATTATTGGAAGTGGTAGCATGGATCTTTCGGGTCTTGTCGTTGTGGGTAATACTCAAACTCTTTACCGTAATATCGGGGCAGTACAAAAAGAGTTCGGCACAATCATCCTAGATGAAATGCACCATGTCTCGTCTCCGACGTTCTCTAAAATAATTGATAGTAATTATGCTAGATATAAGATAGGTCTATCAGGAACTATCGAAAGAAAGGACGGGAAACATGTAGTATTTCGAGATTACTTTGGAAATAAAGTCTTCAAACCCCCAAAGGAAAACTTCATGCCACCTACCGTCCATGTGTTGAACAGCGAAGTTCGATTCATGGACGGAGCCAGTACTCCATGGGCTAATAGAGTCACTGCATTAACAAATAATGATGAATATCGACACACAGTTGCTATGCTGGCTGCGGCCTACGCCGCAAAGGGGCATAAAGTGCTGGTTGTGAGCGATCGAGTCCACTTTATGAAAGCCTGCGCCGAACTAGCAGGAGAGATCGCAACTAGTGTTACAGGTGAGCTATCACATGAGGAAAGAGAAGAACGTATGTCTCTTATAACAAGTGGCGAAAAGAAGATCCTTTTCGGTACTCAAGCTATTTTTTCCGAGGGCATCTCCTTGAATAGCTTAAGTTGCCTCATTTTAGGTACACCTATTAACAACGAACCATTACTGACTCAGTTGATTGGGCGTGTCATACGAAAAGAAGAGAATAAAAGAGACCCGGTGATTATTGATATACACCTCAAGGGTAACACTGCCAGAAGACAGGCTTCTACTCGCATGGGACACTACATGAAACAGGGTTATCAAATCAAACAGCTATAAAAAAATAGTTCTTGACAACAAGGTTAAACTTTAGTATAATATATGTTCTTATTTGACTGGACGAAAATTTATGACGCGTCACAAGGTAATGTGCGCGAGGTAGTACGTATTTTCCGGATGCTTGTTCAAAAGCAGGTACCAGAGAATCGTAAAGATCCTATTTATAAATATTCGCAGAAAGACTTTTCTGGGGTGAGTTTCATGCTACACCCTGATATACTTCTATACCATTCTCATAAGTACGGCTATCGTGAAATCGCGCAGTATATTTCGCTGTGTTCTTTTCGCTCTGCTGTAGAATATATAACAACACAAGATACGACTCTAGATGCGGTATTGATACCCGGTCTAGAGCCGGAAACCATTCTAAACAAAAATAGGCTACTTTATTTAGAAGATGATAGAGTTCATTTTCTATACGAGGAAGTCCCAGACACGGAGATACATTAATGGCTATTTCATTTAATCAACAAAAAGGATCGGCACAAAAGTCGTCGATCAGCAGTTTTCAGTACACCGATGGTGATAACAAGTTTCGTCTCGTAGGAGATATTCTTGCTCGCTATGTCTACTGGATTAAAGGTGAGAACGATAAGAACATTCCTTTTGAATGTCTTTCTTTTGACCGAAACAAAGAGACTTTTAACAACTTAGATAAAGACTGGGTACGAGAATTCTATCCCGATCTTAAATGTGGCTGGAGCTACGCTACTCAGTGTATTGATGGTGGCCAGGTAAAAGTAGTAAATCTTAAGAAGAAACTGTGGGAGCAAATCATTACTGCTGCAGAAGATCTTGGTGATCCTACAGACTCTGAAACTGGCTGGGATGTATGCTTTAAGCGAGTAAAAACTGGGCCTCTTCCATACAATGTGGAATACCAGTTGCAGGCATTAAAGTGCAAGCCTCGTGCTTTAACTGAGTCTGAGCTTGCTGCTGTTGCAGATCTGAAATCTATGGATGAAGTTATGCCTCGTCCAACTCCAGATGCTCAGAAGGAGCTTCTCGACAAAATTCGTGATAATACGGGTGCGGCCGAGGAAATTGACGAAACTATTGAAGATGAGTTCAAGATTGCATGATTTTATTCACAGCAGACTGGCACATAAAACTGGGACAAAAAAATGTCCCAGTTGATTGGGCAATAAATAGATATAATACTTTCTTTGAGCAGATTCACGAAGTCTCAAATGACTGTGATATGCACATTATTGGTGGGGATCTTTTTGATCGTATACCAAGTATGGAAGAGTTATCCCTCTATTTTACATTTATAAGAAGTGTAAAGAAGCCCACTCTTATTTATGACGGTAACCACGAAGCTACGCGAAAGAACAAAACTTTTCTCTCTCAGTTAAAACAAGCAACCAGAGACATAAATCCTTTAGTACATATTGTAGATATTTCTTATATCGACAAAGACTTAGGTTTTGGCATCTTGCCCTATGCAGATCTTCATAGAAAAGATAGTATAGATTGGTTTGAAAAAAGCAAACCTCTCTTTACTCATGTACGGGGCGAGATTCCCCCTCACGTAAAACCTGAAATAGACCTAGATTTATTTAGTGATTTTCCGGTTGTATTTGCAGGGGATCTGCATGCTCATAGCAATACGCAGAGAAATATTGTATATCCAGGCAGCCCTATGACAACGTCTTTTCATAGAAAAGAAGTAGAAACAGGGTATTTACTAATCAACTCTAGTGATTGGACTTGGATGTGGGATAGATTTCACTTACCCCAGCTGTTGAGAAAAACTGTTCAAGATCCAGCAGATATGATTCCTACGGACTACCATCACACTATCTATGAAATAGAAGGTGATATACAGGAGCTCGCTGCAGTAGAGAACTCAGATTTACTGGATAAAAAAGTAATAAAACGAAATTCAGAAGCGACTCTAGTCATTGATAAAGAGATGACTTTAGAAGAAGAGCTTGTCGAGTACTTAAGATACATTCTTGAGTTGCCCGATGTACAAATTAGTAATATAATAGGGACTTATAATGATTACGCTCAAAAAGCTCAAGTGGAGTAACTGTTTTAGTTACGGTCCCGATAATGAACTGGATTTAGATGACAACACAGTAACTCAAATAATTGGTACAAACGGTATGGGGAAATCCTCCATACCGTTAATTATTGAAGAAGTTCTTTACAATAAAAACTCAAAAGGTATTAAGAAGGCAGACATACCTAATAGGTACGTTAATAAAGGATATAATATATCCTTAGAGTTTGAAAAAGACGGAAATAACTATAGCATTATAGTTGATAGAAAAACTAATATAAAAGTCAGATTAGAGAAGAATGGGGAAGATATCTCTAGTCATACTGCGACAAATACTTATAAGACCTTGCAAGAAATATTAGGTATTGACTTCAAAACCTTTTCTCAGCTTGTATATCAAAATACAAATGCAAGTTTACAATTTCTAACTGCTACAGACACTAACAGAAAAAAGTTTTTGATAGATTTGTTGCACTTAGATGCTTATGTAAATTTATTTGAAGTATTTAAAGAGGCTTCTAAAGAGTCTTCAAATGCGTTAATTGCTGTAAACTCGGAAATTACAACTATTGAAAAATGGTTGTCAAACAACAAATTGGAAAGTACTAACATACTTCCTCTGTTGGATTTAGAAATTAATACGGAAGAAGATGAGAAGTCTTTCCGTTCTTTATCAGTAGAACTTAAAAATATCTCCGAAAAAAATAAAAAAATTATACAAAATAATCAGTATAAAAATATGTTAAGTACTATTGATATTACCGAGCTTCAGTCTTTACCTACTATCGAGAAACAGTCTTACGATTCTTATCAAGAGAAGCTGGGACGAATAGAAGGCGCAAAAAGAGCTGCAAATAGCTTATTACAAAAACTCGAAAAACTAGGAGATCACTGCCCTACTTGTGAGCAGGAAGTGGATCCAGCGTTTAAACAAGAGTTAATAGACAGTGAGAATATCTTACTGTCAACTTTAGAAGAGGACAGGGCCAGAAACGAAGAAATAATAAACAATATCAAAAGAGACAACAAAGAAGTAGAACGACGAGCAAAACTGCAAAAAGACTGGGAAGAGCTATATAGAAATATTGACTCTTCTCTGCCCAAAGATATTCTGAATGAGGAAGAGTTAAAAAGTAGCTTAGAGAAAGTCTCTACTACATTAAAACAAGCTAAGGAACAGCTAAAGAAAATTGCAGAGGAAAACGAGCGTATTACTCGAGGAAATACTCGAATAGAGATCATACAAGCACAAACAGATGGTTTTATAGATAAACTAAACAGTGCTAAAAAAGTCTTAGATACAAATCAGAGTTTAAATTCTAATCTTGATATTTTAAAGAAAGCGTTTAGTACAAACGGTCTTCTTGCCTACAAGATAGAGAACTTGGTAAAAGAGTTGGAAGAACTTGCAAATACTTATTTAGCAGAGCTTTCTGATGGGCGTTTTACGCTTGAGTTTGTTGTTTCAAATGATAAATTAAATGTACAAATCACAGACAATGAGAACATAGTAGATATTTTAGCTCTTTCTTCCGGAGAGTTGGCTAGGGTGAATACAGCTACTTTGATTGCTATTCGTAAGCTAATGAGTAGTATTTCTAAGTCAAGAATTAATATTCTTTTCCTAGACGAAGTAATTAATGTACTTGATGACAGTGGTAGAGAAAAACTAGTAGAAGTATTGTTAGAAGAAGATCTTAATACTTATGTAGTTTCTCACGGATGGACACATCCTTTACTTGATAAGATAGAAGTAGTTAAGAGAGGAAATGTCAGCGGATTGGAGCAATAATGGTAGATTCTAGAGCAAAAGGTGCACGAGGAGAATATCTAGTTCGAGACATGTTAAGGGAGCACACAGGTTATCAGTTTGAACGAGTACCTAACTCTGGAGCGTTAGAATACCTGAAAGGGGATTTATATGTACCACATGAGAAGAATAGATTTTGTATAGAAGTAAAAAACTATGAAAGTTCTCCTCTGTCCGATAAAATTTTTACAGCGAGAAAAACAAATAACTTAATAAAGTGGTGGGTGAAACTAATACAACAAGCTACCGGAGGTGGTCAAGAACCTTTGTTATTCTTTAAGTATAATCGCTCACCTGTATTTGTAGTTACAAACTTACAGCCCAAAGATACTTCTGAGTGGATGTTTATACAGTTTCTAGACTGTTATATTCTGCTAGGAGAAACTTGGTTAAAAGAAGAAAAGGTGGAGTTTTTAAATGGCATTTAATTTTTCAGATAAATTAATAAATGAAAATGCAAACAGTACGCTGATAATAGATGCCCTAAACTTAGCTTTTAGGTGGAAGCATCAAGGCAGAACTGATTTTCGATATGAGTATCAAAGAACAGTTATAAGTCTAGCGCAATCTTATAATTGTAATAATATTATAATTACAGCGGACTGGGGTTCTTCAACTTATAGAAAAAATATAAGTCCTGATTATAAGCAAAATCGTAAAGATAAGTTTGCTGAACAATCGGAAGAAGAGAGAATAGCTTTCGAAGAGTTTTTCGAAGAGTACGAAGCTACGCTAGAGTTACTAGCGGAAGAACATACGATACTTAGATTTAAAGGAGTAGAGGCAGATGATCTCGCGGCTCATTTAGTAAAAGAAAAAGATGCGTATGATCTAGAACACATTTGGTTAGTTTCCAGTGATCGTGACTGGGACTTATTAATCCAAGAAAATGTTGGAAGATTTTCTTATGTGACTCGCAAAGAAGTTACATTAGATAATTGGTCTGACCACTACGAAGTTACTCCGGAACAGTATATTTCTATGAAGTGCTTGACTGGAGATAAAGGGGACAATGTAGCAGGTATTCCTGGGATTGGTCCAAAAAGAGCTGTATCTTTGATAAAAGAGTATGGAGATGCGCTGAATATTTATGACTCACTACCAATAAATAGTAGTTATAAACATATTCAAGCCCTCAATGCAAACGGTAATCAAATCTTACAGAACTATGAATTGATGGATTTAATAACGTATTGCGATGATGCAATAGGGGCTGATAATGTTTCAGCTATAAGGAGTACTTTTAATGCAGCTTAGTTATAATAGGGATAACTATCTGTCAGAGTTTAGTTTAAAAACTCTAGAAGATAGATATTTTGTAGACGGGGAGAAATCTCCTCAAGAAGCATTTGGAAGAGCTGCTAAAGCTTTTGCAGACAATGATGAACATGCGCAAAGATTATATGACTATGCTAGCAAGCTATGGTTTATGTTTTCTACGCCTATTTTATCAAATGGTGGAACAACCCGTGGATTACCCATATCTTGCTTTCTAAACTATGTTGACGATAGCAGAGAAGGTATCACTAGCCACTATACAGAAAATGCTTTTCTTTCTTCGGTCGGTGGCGGGGTCGGAGGATGTTGGACCGGGGTTCGGAGTGTAGGCTCGAAAACGAGCAATGGCTCCGAAAGTACTGGAGTTATTCCATTTTTGAAGGTTGTAGATGCAGAGATGCTTGCTTTCTCTCAGGGCGTAACACGTCGTGGAAGTTATGCAGCATATCTTGATATTTCTCATCCCGAGATTGAAGAATTTTTGGATGTAAGAAAACCGACTGGTGGAGACGTCAATCGAAAATCTACAAACCTTCACCACGGTGTAATGATTGGAGATGATTTTATGCAACTCATCGAAAACGCTACCCGAGAGCCAGGGTTTGATGATTCTTGGCCTCTGATTGATCCGCACTCCGGAAAAGTTACGAAGGTTATTCCTGCGAAAACACTTTGGGTAAAACTTATTCAAAATCGTGTGGAAACTGGAGAACCTTACATTGTGTTTCGAGACACAGTAGATGAAGCAGTACCTGAGTTTCAAAGAGAACTTGGCTTGCGTGTACATCAATCAAATTTATGTTCCGAAATTACACTTCCTACAGATAAAGACCGCACAGCGGTATGTTGTCTATCGAGTGTAAATCTGGAAGAGTACGATGAGTGGAAAAATAACGATCAGTTTATACCTGATCTTGTTCGTATGCTCGACAACGTATTAGAACACTTTATACAAAACGCCCCTGATCAGCTTTCTCGTGCTAGTTATAGTGCAATGAGAGAAAGAAGTATTGGTCTAGGCGCAATGGGGTTTCATGCTCATCTACAAAGGCACAACATTCCTTTTGAGAGTGCAATGGCGAAGGGTAGAAACCTACAAATGTTTAGTAGAATTAAATCGGAGGCAGTGCGTGCAACTCAACAACTTGCTGCAGAACGCGGCGATTGCCCTGATGGGATGGGCAGTGGACTTAGGAATTCTCATCTGCTCGCTATTGCTCCTAATGCTTCTTCTAGTATCATTTGCGGTAATACTAGTCCCAGCATTGAGCCATACAGGGCTAATGCATTTACGCAAAAAACTAAGTCAGGATCCAGTTTACTTAAAAACGAATATCTGGAGAATATTCTTCAGGATTTAGGGCATGATACTGATGACGTATGGAAAAGTATTATTACTAATAGCGGATCTGTGCAACACTTAGATTTCCTAGATGATTGGACCAAAGAAGTATTTAAGACAGCAGTAGAGATTGACCAGAGATGGATTATTGAACTTGCAGGAGATAGGCAAGACTTTATTTGCCAAAGTCAGTCTTTGAACATCTTTTTTCCAGCAAATGTATCAAAGGCAGAACTTCACGCTATTCATATGATGGCCTGGAAAAGAGGAGTTAAGACTTTGTACTATCTACGAAGCGAGGCATTTAAGAGAGCAGAAACAGTATCTGACGAAGTGCTTCGAGAGAGAATACTAGAAAGTATTGACGAAGAAGGTTGTTTAGCTTGTGAAGGCTAAAATTTGGACAATTTGGAAATATACAATCGGAAGTTTCTCAGATGAGAAAACAGCAGATTATGACAATATAGTAGCAGTTCTTCGGACTACTATTGTATTAATTAACTTTGTAACTTGTTTTTTCATTATGGCAAACATAGTACATAATTGGTGATAATATGAATCTATTAACTGAAAGAGAATACTATAAACCTTTCAATTATCCGTGGGCTTTTGAGCATTATAAGTCTCAACAGCACATGCATTGGCTTCCAGACGAAGTAAATCTTGCGGATGATTTGAAAGATTATCGTGAAAAATTGACTGATGGAAATAAGAAACTTATTTCTAATATCTTTCGATTTTTCACACAGGCTGATGTAGATGTATGTTGTGGGTATGCTAAGCATTATCTTCCAACATTTAAGCAGCCAGAAATACGAATGATGCTTTCTGCTTTTGCCGCTATGGAAGCGGTACATCAGGAGGCTTATTCGTTGCTTTTAGAGACACTTGGATTTGGGAACGATGAATATCAAAAATTCTTCGAACACAAAGAGATGCTCGACAAGCATGAACACTTAGCTAACTTCGGAATGGAAACTCCAATGGACATTGCAAAGACAATGGCTGTTTTCTCCGGATTTACCGAAGGTGTACAATTGTTTAGTAGTTTTGCAATTTTGTTAAACTTTCCTAGACATAACTTAATGAAGGGTATGGGACAGATTGTAACATGGTCTATTCGTGATGAAACATTGCACGTTGAGGGCATGTCTCAATTATTCCGAACTTTCATTCAAGAAAATCCAGAACTATGGAATGACGATCTGAAGTATGAAATTTATTGTGCTGCGGAAAGGACTGTAGAGCTGGAGGACGCTTTTATTGAATTGTGTTTTTCGGGGGCTGAAGTACCTGGACTAACTGCACAAGAAGTAAAAGAGTATATTCGCTATATTGCAGACCGTCGGCTTCTTGGCCTAGGAATGAAGAAGATATTTGCAAGCGAAGAAAATCCTTTACCCTGGCTTGACTATATGTTAAACGGAGTAGAGCACACAAACTTTTTCGAAAACCGAGCCACCGAGTACGCACGTGCAAGTACTACGGGTAACTGGCAAGACATTTTTAAGTAAGGAACTTACTATGACAACTGAAGTACAAGAAAAGCCAACCCTCGTTTTAGATGGCGAGAACCACGTAATTGACGATCTTTCTGACAAAGCCAAGTATTTGGTAAGTCAGTTGCAGGATCTTCAGCAACAAGCTACCCAAACATCTGCACGAGCAGATCAGATTGAAGTAGCACGACAAGGATTTACAAACCTTCTGAAAGAAGAAATTGCAAATCCGCAAACTGACGAAGCTCCTCCAGAAGGTGAGCTAGTACAGTAAAACAAAAAGGGGCCTTGAGCCCCTTTTTTATTATAGAATGTCTGGAATTGTTTAATCCACCACTAACTCGTGCCTGGCTCCATGTATCTGCTTAAAAGCAGTTTTTGCTTCTGAAGTTGCAAGAGAAAGTGCCTGAGCTATTTCAGAATCGGATAAATTTTGTTCTGTAAAATCATTATCCTGCCACTCTCCCTCTTCATCCATATAGCAGAGAGGAAGTGTAGTTAAATTATCTAATTCTATTTGATAAACGCCAGTTAATTTCATAATAAAGTATTCCTTATAAGTCTACGTTCGATCCGTAGACTCTTCCATATCCCATTAATTGAGTAATGCTTGGTTCTGTACCATCTACTAAGTGTATTCTTGGCGCATACCAGTCACACTTTGTTAAGCCATCTCCTGCATAATACATATAGGTTCTGATATTCTGAGTAGTACTGTAGTGCCTAAACAAAGTTTGCCCCACTAGCCGATCCCTGTATCTAATCTATAGATTCCCGTATACCCGGGCTCACTTCCATTATAGTTTATAGGGGCAAGGTAAGCTACTACGAGACACCACACACCTTGAGGAAGACTACCCATGCTTGTAACATAAAAATAAGGATTAGTATTTACAGTTGTACTTGTGCCCCCAGGATATGCATTATAACAACCCATGTAAAATGTTCCTGATGATTGAGAAGACGCTCTTCTCACATACATTGAATATTGTAAGCCTACATGAGTACTACAGGGGAATCCATTTGACTGAAATCCTCCATTCCATGCCGAAGCAGTATCAGCTTGTGCACGAAGAATAGTACCTGCTCCGCCCTTTGGAGTATCACTATAAATTAGTTGTTGAGATGTCACATTACTAGGGTAGTTACATTGAAGGCCGTGGTCATTTGTATAGTTTTGACTATTAGTTTGATTAACACTATTTCCTCCTGCATCAATATGTTTACCCGTCCACTCTCTTTGCTGGTCGTATATGTTAAAAGCATCTTGCCCAGCAAAGCTTTTATGTCCTCTTCCTCTGGGACCATACCAACCAGTCTTACCGGTAGCTCCGTCACCCGTTCCCGATCCTGCATTGATATTAAATCGTGCAGCAGTATAACTATTTCCGTAATGATCACCTATACTTACTTGTTTATCAAAACCTATTTGGGTTTTTCCATCCTGATCCATTCTTTGATGATAGTGGCCAGCAGTACCCAATCTATAAGTACCATCGCCTAAAACGAGTGCAGAGGCTGTTACAGTACTAGTTGCAGGAGTCATTATAACTAAACCACTTCTACTACTACCCGAAGTTTTTATAGCTATACCATAATCGCTTCCTTGGTGATCGAAAGTAGCAAATCCTTGATTACTAATATGGAGTGCGGTTTGAAGATTATCTCCCTTATTAATTTGGAATCTAAGGTCTCCTAGGGCTTGTCCACTGCTAGTAGTTTGAGCAGAAGAAATAATTGCTCCGGTGTTGCCATTGCCCATTACATTATTAACATCTCCTCCTCCGAAACCAATTCTTACAGTATCATTATAACCATTTCCTACAATATAAATACTCGGATCACTATCATGTTGAACAGTTAGCTGATGAGCAGGGGTCTCAACACCAATACCCACATGGCCCG